GCCAAGAACTCCGAAATATCGTACACACAGAAGCGTGGCAGATTGTACTGGACACACTTCAACGATATGCGGATGTGGCCGTGGAGGACCTATTAGGTTTGACCCCCGGCGACCCAGCGGTAATGACAGCACATGCTGCAGCAAGTGCATTGGTCCAGCAGAACAAACTGTTCAAAGAAGATGTTGATTCAGCAGTAGCGGCTTCGTATGAAATGCCCGAGGCGTTGAAACAAACGTTGAAGGCTTCGCAGCAGATTTAGCTAATACACGCACAGCACCAAACGCTTGTAACCGTCCAGAAAATGGACAAACCCTACCCGCAGCGTCCGGATTGGCGCAGAGGAGAACGTAATGGCAGGATATTCACCAGCAGAACTAAAAGATTGTGAAGCCGCCAATAACATGGCGAATACGGCACTGGACTACAGCACATCGAGTTGGTCCGATCAAGCACAACAGGCACAGAAGCAATATTACGAATCGAGTGCGGGAATGGTGGGAACAGAAGGCCATTCGAATCTAGCAAGATCTGCGGCTGGGGCCTCGATTCTGAGTAGCAACAAAACCCCGCCTCATATCGCGATGGCGGGTCAGACTATTACGCGCATTCCCGTCACACGCGAAGACTTAGTTGAAGTCTCACTGAAACTTCAAGAAGCAGCTTCCCTCATCACGCAGGCTATCAGCCGTTTGGGGGCGAAATAATGTCCGCAGAAACAGTAGACAACAACCTCTGGATTGACGACGAATTTAGCACTCCCCTTTTGAAGTCCGACAAGGGCGAACCAATCGAAGAACCACAGGCGATGATCGCCCCCGACCTAAACCCGCAGGTCATCACAAATATTCCCGAACCAGAACCTGAACCAGTCGCGCCCCAACCCCAGTATGTGCAGGAAGTAGAACCGGACGAGCCAGAGGTAATCGAAAACCCCGACGGCTCAAGTATCCGAATCGAAAAGTCCTCCAAAGGTTGGAAGGGTACTGTAGACATCGGTTATGGTTCCACCCAAGTTTTCTACGGCAAGACTAAGAACGAACTCCTCAAGAATCTTATGGTGGCCCAACTCAACGCCACTAAAAAGATCCGCGAGCAAAACAAGAAGATCAAACTTGGCACCGTAGAGGAAGCACCCACCGTACAACAGGTGGAGAGACAGACAGGCCGCAAACTCACCGCTGACGAAGTGTTCGAGATCAAAACTCTAATGGAGTCCGACCCCGACAAAGCACTCGATACGTGGTTTGAGAAGCGTACTGGTCAGGCCGTAGACGCACTTGTCCAGAAAGTGGACAAAGGTCAGGCAGCCTCAAACGCGCTAGAGATGGAATCGGTCAACAAAGAATTCCTCGCAGCGTGCCCCGGCTACTACCCCGACCAACACTACGAAAACTTCAACAGCCTGATCACCTATCTGGCCAAACACAAGCTTAGACGCGGACGTAGAGTAGGAGACGAAAGCCAGATCCTAGAAGCTCTGGTAATCGCCGGCCACTACACCGCATCGAATTTGGAAGAAGCGTACGAGGAACTGACTGAAGCCGGATTGCTCATCAAAGCTCCACGCCCTCCAGAGAATACCCCAGCACCAGAACCAAAAGAGAACACCGGACGGATTGTCCAGACTCAGACACGACCGCGAGCGGGCTTAGGAATCAGATCCAGCGAGGTCACCCAGACTCGTATTCCTGAACCAACGCCGCCCACAGACCAAGACTTCAATACATGGTCAACCGAGGATATAGACAAAGCAATCGCTGATCAACGGCGGGCCTATATTGCAAGTCTGCGCTAGATACCGATTTACTTTTAGGAACACCAAACAATGGGATACTCTCCCGCATCAATCCTCACCAGCGGTAACCTTCCCCAGCTCCAGGCAATCAAGTACGAGCGGGAAGCTATTGCTAACCTCAAGGCCCAGACGCCCTTCTTGAGCATGACCAAGAAGAAGCCCCTCGGCCTCCGTCAGGGAAATCAGGTCCAGTTCTTCACCTACGCACTTCTGGCCGCCAACACCAACCAGCAGGCTGAAGGTACTGTAGGCTCCCCGATTTCTGAATCCACCACCAAGATCCTCGCGACGATTGGTCAGTACGCTGACTTCATCAACACCTCGGACCTTGCAATGGATGTCAGCATCGAAGATCCAGGCTTGATCCAGAACCTCGCGAACGAATTGAACTATCGTCTCGCCCTCACCCTCAACTCCCTCACCCAGCTCACCTCGGATGCGGCAGTTGCGGTAGATGCAAACGTCAACATCCAGCTCGCAAACGGATCGTACCTGACGGCCAACAACATCCGGTCGGCAGTTCAGTCCCTCGCTGCAGCCAATGTCCGTCCTCTGGTCGGCGACGAATTCGGTGGGATCATTCACCCGTTCGTGGTAAAAGACGTTCTGAACGACACCTCCTTCAATGGCCTCACGGACATCCTGAAGCGCGGTGGAGATGCAGACCGGGCCAAGCTGTTCGGCGTACCCAGCAACGAGGAAGCCATCTCGTTCTCCGGTGCGAAGTTCAAGCAGACCACGACTGCACCTTCTGTAACAATCGGGGGCAATACTTATTACAATACGTTGACCAATACTAGCGTCGCTGCTTAGTAATAAGCAGATGTAACAAGGCTATATCGGGGAAACTCTCACTGAGACAATCCCGAGGGAAGGCCCGAAAGGGAACCCGTAGAGACTACACGCCTTGCCCCTCCAACGGAGGGTGAAGATATAGTCCGACCTGCATGGCGACATGCAGAGAGCTACCGGAAACGAGTGCTCCCGTCCAGAAAATGGACGAGTAACAAAAGTGATTTGTATGGTGATGATGCCCTCTTCAGTATCTTCCTGGGTGCAAACGAACAGGGAGACAAGAACTACAAGCTCAACATCCAGACCGCGCCGGAAAATGGCTCTGTTTCGGACCCGAGCCGTATGATCGGTGGCTGGTGCAGTTACAATGTCCGGTTCACCAACACACTGCCTAATTAAATCCAGGGGGCAGTGATCGCATCGTGAGTATGCCTGGTTCCACGATGCGCCTCCGTTAATACATCGGCGGAGGTTAAATCTCTTCTTATCGACTTGGACCCCCGCGTGGGCGACAGGGCGGAACCCCAAAAGGGACCGTGAGAGACTAAGCGAAGAGACGACCCGTTACAGGTCGGTGCGATAGTCCGGACTCATACGACAACAAGTATGAGAATCAAGCAGAAATGACTTGGTCGTTTGTCCAGAAAATGGACAGAAGGTAACAGAATCGCGGCTGCAATCGGAAACATCGTCAAGTTAACAGCTTGATGTTTCTGTTAGCAAAATAAATTTGATTTACGCGCGTCTTTGTCGCCCTAAAAAGCGTCTAAGCTAGTGTAACCGAATTTATTTGTTTCACTTTGAGTCTGGGGTGGGTGTCCTCCAACGCCTGCCCCTTTCTCAATCGCTTGGAGGCGAAGAACGTGTACGAGATTTACGTAGTTACCAACGGTGCCAACGGCAAGAAGTACGTGGGTCAAACAGGATGTGGCTACGAGAAGAGATGGAAAGCACATCGAAACGCGTCTCGAACCATCGACAACTATTTTTATCGAGCTATTCGCAAATATGGTGTCGAACAGTTCTCAATTGAGGTGGTAGCGACCTGCGAAACCCGCGAAGAAGCCAACACATTAGAAATTCAATGGATTGCAGATTTAAGATCTTTGGATCGCGAAGAAGGATACAACGGTATGCTTGGCGGGGACGGAAGTAACCCGACCGAAATAACCAAGCAAAAGAGTAGCGAAACCAAGAAGCTGATGTTTCAAGACCCCGAATTCAAGGCGATGATGACCGCCGCCAGTACTGGCAAGAATCACACTCAACAGGGCCGGCAGAACATTGCAAAAGCTCTCGAAGGCAATCAGTACCGCAAAGGAATACCACATAGCGAAGAGATTAAAGAACAGATTAGACAAAGTGTGGCAAGAGCTTATGCGGAAGGCAGACATGCTCCGAGCGCAGGACTAAAGAAAGGCACCAAATTGGGTCCTATGCCGGAAGAGGAAAAGATCAAACGAAGCGTAGCTCAAAAAGGTCGAATCCGTACTCCTGAACATTCCGCTGCAATCGCAGAAGGTTGGCGGCTCAGGCGAGAGAGACTCAAAGAACTAGAAGAGATTTTCGCGTAGGGTTGTAGCTCAATGGTAGAGCATCGAACTGTTAATTCGATGGTTAGGGGTTCGAGTCCCTTCTTCCCTGCCACAAGTTTGATTTGACCGTACTACGCAATGGCCAAGCGTCCGTCGTTAGAAATGTACGGTGTAGGGTTCGGGACAGGCGGTCCCTCCTACAAAGTTTCTGTCCAGAAAATGGACGCTTCCCCACCTCAAAATCAGTGATCCTGTATTTAGGGTGGGCCTGAGCCAAGAACCGAGCATATAGTGTTGAAGGGTCGTAACGTTTGCCCGTTGTGGTCCGGAGACTCAACTCGGTGATACCGCAAAACTAAGTCCGCGCAACGAGTGATCCTCAAGCCCCGATGAACGTGTAGTGAGTATTGGCAAAACCAGTTGAGCAAGCGAAAGTGTTCTATGGTTCTTGGGCTCGATTTATACAAAGTTTAGCAAGTTTATGTTTTGTCCATAAAATGGACGTTATTGCACACATTAAGCCTCGGTTTTGCGCATAATAACTCTTCTTACGATATCCGGACCTTAGTTGGTCGTGATATGCCTCTTCCCTCCTCCCCTTTAGATTCACGGAGTACCGTTGTCTTCTCCCCGCGTATTATTTATTTTGAAGTCCCGTGACAACTACGGTGAGTTCTACAGTTGTTATGGTGATAACCGATCCAGCGGGTTAGCTAATTCCGCTAGGTTTGTGTGCGACATGTTGGCGGCCTCGGGTGTTGAGTCCAAACTTGTCCACGTTGTAGATAACAACTGCATTGATAAAGAAGTCCATAAGTTTAGGCCGACACATGTGGTGATTGAGGCGTTGTGGGTGGTGCCCGAGAAATTCCACGCCTTGACCAAGCTGCATCCGTCCGTTAAATGGATAATCCGAACCCACTCCGAGTTGCCATTCCTTGCAAATGAAGGAGTAGCCGTCGAATGGATCAAAGCATACGTGCTTCACCCTAATGTGGTGATTGCAGCTAACTCTGTCAAAGCGGTTCAGGATATACGGACAATAGTAAGAGCTTTTCGCCCGTTCTGGTCCAGCAAGTTTGTCGACACCAAGGTAGTCTATCTACCTAACTACTACCCAGTGGCCAAAGATAAGAATTCTAGATTCAAGAATTTCGAATTCAACGTAGCATGTTTGGGGGCGATTCGACCCCTCAAGAATCAGCTTATCCAGGCTGTGGCCGCAATTCAGTACGCCGATGAAAACCGCCTAAGACTGCGATTCCACGTCAATTCCTCCCGGTTAGAGCAGGGCGGAGCGAATGTCTATAAGAATCTAGTCGCGCTGTTCAAAGATACCCCACATGAACTTGTCTGCCATGATTGGATGGAGCACAAAGACCTTCTGGTGTTCTTGCGAGACATGGATTTGTCGTTGAATGTCAGCTTTTCGGAGACGTTCAACATAACTGCTTCCGATGCCGTCTCTCAGGATGTTCCTGTAGTGTGTTCGTCTGAAGTAGCTTGGACCAGTCCTCTGTGTTGGGCCGAGACCACATCTGCCAAAGACATTGTCCGCAAGATGAAGACGGTTCTTAGTTGGCATCAGGGTGGTTTGATCAGCCGGCACAACCTAAGCAGACTCAAAAAGTTCAGCCGACTATCTCGAAAAACGTGGTTGAAATACCTCTAAGGGAGAAATAATGGGTATCAAATGGGAAGATCGCTATGAGCAGTTCGATTCTCTAGGCGAGTCACAGTTGCTTCATTTGGCGAGAAATGAGGCTGCTTCGGTCGCTTTTCGGAAGTTGGCAGTTGAACTAATGCTTCGAAAGGACCTAAAAAGCGTAAATCACCCCGAATTGGCTGGTTTTGTGGCCGAATTAGCCCCTAAAATCGTCATCGAAGAGATCGAACACGAGTCCGAAATTCACTTGGATTTGGGCTCAGTTACCTCTGAAATCAAGCCTTTTACACCCGAAACTGGGCCTTTTGCGGCTTCGGTCACGACCAAAACCCTGTCCAAACCCGAAGTTGTCCATTTTCCGGACGACCAAGACTAAGTTCCCGCCTGCTTACGAGGCCCCGATTTTACTCCACAACTAAGTAATTAAAGGATTTTCACCACAATGGCAAACGTAAATACGATTATCTGCTACAATAACGGAACCAAGCGAGGGCAGATTGCACCCAGCACCCTGGCTGTCGGAACCGAGACCGCTGTCGTAGTTAACACTGACACCGGCACTACCGCTCTATTCCTTCAGGTTCCTCTCCAGACTGCTATTCTCGGTTCTTCCAGCGGTATCGGACCCAATGGTAACGCGGCCATCTTAGTGCCTCCGTTCGGCACGGGTAATAACATCCCAGACGGCGTTAATGCCCCGTACTTCAATAGCTCCTCCTTCGATTTGGGCCGCCCCTTCACAATCAAAATGATCGGTACCGCACTTCCTGTGGCTGGAACCGGTAACTCTCTAGCCATCAAACTCTACCAGGGAACCACGACCGCTGTAATCGGTGGAACTTCCTTCGTTGCTCCGACCGCAATTGTTGGTGCAACCGCTGTCAATCTCCGCTTCTACATCTCCGTTACCTGCTATTGGGATTCCGTCTCACAGGTTCTCACGGGCACCCTTAGTGGACAGACCGTAACCAATGGAACCGCAACCGCTATCTCTCCTGTGGCCGCGACTTCCATCACGGGCATTACCTCTCCTGCCGGGCTGTCTTTCTTGCCCACGGTAACCTGGGGCAATGCTGTAGGCGGACTCGTCACGTTCAGCGAGATTTCACTGGAAGCACTCTAATTGGGTCAGGGGCAGATTCTTGCCCCTTTCTTCATTTCTGGCGAACCCTTTGCCTTGTCTGACT